ACAAACAACTAAGCCCACTGTAATTGTTGCGCCACCCTTCCCAGGTTCATCTGTTTTTAAGGTTGGAGCTGAGGGTAATGTCGAGCTGGTAGTAGCAAAAGCGCTAGCAAATGCGGGACTTATGCCCGCTAGCTTAGTTTCTAACGTATTGACCGAAGAAGAGATCGCGCTTATACCTGTATATCAAGGGCTATATCCAGGTCTTAAAGCTTCTAAAGGCAAAGGTATTGATCTATCAACTTACACATCTATGGTAGCAAAGGCCAATCAATGAAGTTCTTTCAAAAGATATCTGACTGGGCCTCTGTAGCCTTTGGATCTCCTTGGTTTATCATCTTTCATCTAATTTTTTGGTCTACCTGGATGACAATCGCCTACTTTGATCCGTATCCATATAACCTTTTGACGCTTATTGTTTCTCTAGAGTCCATCTTGCTATCTGGTCTACTTTTGAATGCAACTAACCGTTCTGGAGATGAAGACAGGCGTATTATTACTAAAGATCTAAAACTAGATCAGGAGACCCATAACCATATTGAGGAACTCCGCCGGCATGTAAACGAGATTTTGGAGCACATTCGTGGGAATAAAGCTTAACTTCAGTAGCCCAGTCCACGTAGCTTTTGGGGGAACAGCGGCCCTAGGAACGTGGGCAGCTACTGGCTACTCAACTGACCCAAAGCATCTTGCGGCAGTTGTCCTTGCCGGATTTGGTGGGGTAGCATCCCATGCTGAGAACCCATCCAGCCCAAATGTCCCTGCTGAATCCCATATAATAACCCCGTACGCAAATAACATCGAGGAGTAAAAATGAAGCTTTCACCAAAGCAGTCTGCACTTATTAAGTCTTACTGGCACGCTTTTATTGCAGTAGAGACCGCATTTGTTGTTGAGTATGCCCGCGCATACATCGCAGCACCACACGCAAAGTTTAATCTAGCTTCATTTGCATATGCTGCAATCGGAGCGGTTGCCGCACCTGCCACTCGTGCGCTTGTTGAAAAGTATCCATGGGCAAGCCCATTGGCGTTGCGCCTTACAACAAAGCTTGCGCAGGCGGAGAAGGCTGCCGCATCTTCAGCGCCTACTACACCTGCTGCTTAATAAGTAACTACAAGAAGGGCATCCTACGGGGCGCCCTTTTTGCTATACTACTGTAGATCTTAGGAGGATTACATGGCGATTAAGTGCGACAACTGCAGTAACCCAGCTTCATACACAACGGCTGACCCTGGGGTAAATCCCGCTCACTACTGCACATCTTGCCTCCCAGCTTGGTTGTATGACCGTGCTAATGCAGGTCACTTTCCTCTTATGGAAACTATTGAAGAATCTATTGTAGAAACTCCTGTAGAAGAAAAGCCTAAGAAGAAAGCTGCACCAAAGAGCTCTGACGTTCAGGAGTAGTCGTGGGAATTGACTACGAGGTTTTTGGCGCCTACACACCTAGAAGCCGAGAAGTTGACGACGAATTAGACTTGGTAGCTCCACATTTAATAACAAGGATTGACGCCCCACAAGCGCACCCAGTCCCCAATAAAGTTACCCACGCTTACGGTCCATTTTCTCCAGAGCTTCTTAAAGAGCCTGAGATAGTTATTGCTACCCCAGCATTTAATGAAGATGGGTCTGAGTTTCCTCTAGGAGCCACTACTCAAAATAATTTTAAGCCGCCTAGGTATTTAAGGTGCAGTGAGTGTATGGTACGTGTATTAGAAACAGAGACCGCTGACCATGTATGTGAGGACTAATGGCTAGTAGAAAAGCAGCGCCGTTAAATCCAGATGACTTCTTTAAGACCCAGCGGTCTAATGAATCTGTAAAAGAGTATTTATCAAAGCCTGAAGAGGCGGATATAGATATTGCTATCCCAAATGATGTTACCAACGTTGGGTTTGAGACAACAACCGCCCCAACTAGAAAACCATCTAGACCACGGGCGCTAACTATTGCGTACAACCCAAATACAAAGACTGTTTATATTGTGTTTAGAACTAACCACTGGCACCAATATAACGACGTCTCTACTGAGGTCTGGCTTGGGCTAAAGAACGCAGAGTCTACTAATGACTACTTGCCTACTCTAGAGTCCGCTTGCTCATCACACGAGCCTGCTCAGTTAAGAAACCTATCTGCTGGTACTGTGGCTAGACTAAGTGACTCATCTGCAAGAGCCTCGTCAATTCAACGGGGAGACCTACGTAACTGGGGAGCTTTTGACTTTTTCAAGGAGAACTAAATGAAATCATACGGACCACTATACGGCGGAAAGCTAGATTACTGGCACAGACACCTACTACCGGTTATTGAAATGGGAACCACCCAAGAAACAGATCGCCCTTATCGGCTTGGAAAGTGCTTGGTCTTTCGCGTACCATTTACTCATCCAGGCTTTTACTTGGGTGTTTGGTTTAAGAAGCCTAACATTGATTTAGATGACGAAGACTCTATTGATGCACTTCTATTCAGGACTATGAGAGGCCGCGATGCTTGGAAGCCTCAGGATGGACTATTTAATGAAACTTTTTTCTCGGAATAAGGTCTGGGACAAGCCATTCTCTGAGAAGGTGTCTAAGAGAGTATCTAGGCTACAAACCCCTGAAATTGAGGGCTGGTTAGATCAATCTATCTATGAGATCGGCCGTTGCCTTTCTATGTACCAGCGCAGTAGAGATGACATCTATTTAGACGAGGCTCTAAACGGGGCTGAGGCTCTTCATGCCATGGTAGACCAACTTAGAAAGCGTACGCCGCGCCGTTAAACCTATTTGTCGACAAATAGACATTTATGCTATTATTGTCTACGCCTCTCTTCCTCTCCCCGTAGATGGCGCAAAGAGCCTAGGTTTAACGACTTAGGCTCTTTGTTTTAAAATAAACTAAAGGTTATATGGACCAACTAATAGAAGACGAAGACGAGTTCTATCCTGATGAGATAGAAGACGAAGAGTTTGTAGAAGAAGAAGAGATAGAGCTTGATGAGCTATCTAAATCTTTTGTCAACAAGCTCATCGATCGCTGCGTTGAATTCCAAACAGCCTTAGTTGGACACGAACTTCATCCATATCAGATGCCTCTTGCTCGCCGTATTATTGAGTCGGTAATTATAAATGACAGTGAAGAAATTACAGCCTTGGCAGCTCGTCAGTCAGGTAAATCAGAGACTATTGCTAACACTGTAGCTACCCTTATGGTTCTGCTACCACGCTTGGCCAAGATGTACCCAGATCTACTTGGGCGCTTTAAAGACGGCATCATGGTGGGTATGTTTGCGCCTGTTGAGGGCCAGGTAGAAACTTTGTTTGGACGTACTGTAAACCGCCTAACATCAGATAGAGCGTTAGAGATCCTGGGTGACCCAGAGATCGATGACAGCGTAGGCCGTGTAGCAGGAGTTACTCGCCAGATTAAGCTAAAGAACTCTGGATCATCCCTAATGATGATGACCGCTAACCCACGAGCAAAGATTGAATCTAAGTCGTTCCATCTTATTGTTATTGATGAGTGCCAAGAGGCAGATGACTTTGTAGTATCCAAATCTATTGCGCCTATGTTGGCTTACTACGCGGGAACCATGGTTAAAACAGGCACCCCAACTACGCATAAAAATAACTTTTACAACAGCATCATGCTTAATAAGCGCCGACAGACTGCGCGCACCAAACGTCAGAACCACTTTGAGTGGACTTGGCGAGATGTTATTAAAGTTAACTCCAACTACGAAAAGCACATTAAGCGTGAAAAGCTACGTATTGGTGAAGACTCAGATGAGTTCCAGATGTCGTATAACTGTAAGTGGCTTCTTGAGCGTGGCATGTTTGTTACATCTACAACCATGGACAGGCTTGGCGATACCTCTATGGAGATTCAACGCGCTTGGCATAGAACCCCAGTAGTTGTAGGCATTGACCCTGCCCGTAAGATTGACTCTACTGTAGTAACCGTTGTCTGGGTTGATTGGGATCGCCCAGATGAGTTTGGCTACTTTGATCATAGAGTGCTCAATTGGTTGGAGCTGCAAGGGGACGACTGGGAAGATCAGTACTTCCAGATTGTAAAGTTTTTAGAGAACTACAACGTTATGTATGTTGGGGTAGATGCTAACGGCGTCGGTGATGCGGTGGCTCAGAGGCTGAAGCTTTTGCTTCCTAGAGCAGAGGTATTCTCTGTAGGTAGCAGTCAGCCCGAACAGTCTAAGCGCTGGAAGCACTTAAAGGCCCTTATGGACAGAGATCTTATTAGTTGGCCAGCTCACGCTAAGACTAGAAAGCTACGTAGTTACCGTAGATTTAGGCAGCAGCTTGAGGATTTAGAGACCAAGTTTACTGGCCCAAACTTCCTAGCTAAAGCACCAGACGAGGCCCATGCCCACGATGACTACGCAGACTCTTTGGCTATCGCCTGTTCTTTAACCATCGAAATGACGATGCCACAGATTGAAGTTTCATCCAGTCCGTTTTTTAGATAAGACTTTAGGCTGACTGTAGCTACTTTCTGTAGCACACTTTTACTGAGGTCCTCAACCTAATATAGGAGTAAATAATGGCAATTGCACCAGATCCAAAGTTCCCAGAACGTCCTGGCACTGTCTACGACCGCAAAGTCTCACCAGCAACCCCTGGTCAGCGCGGCCCACTTCGTTTTGAAGAAGGCATTGCAACAGATACAGACGTCCCACAGGAATTCACAAAGGGCGCTATGCAGGGATACGTTCCTGCAGCAGGTCGTCCAAACCGTAATCAGAATGTATTTGAGAAGCTTCCAGAAGAGACAATGCGTGAGCGCGCTCACGTTGGTTCTGCTGCATGGGTAGAAGCTCCAGATCATCTTAAGGAATTTGCTGCTGGTGGTTTTGCAGACCACGGTGACAACCGCATTGAGGAAGCATTCCGCAGCGGTGGTCCACAGAAGGCTGGCAATCCTGCAGTCGTCCACGACTAAGAAATAAGTAAGTCATCCCTGCCTCACTAACGGGGCAGGGCTGGTTACTATCTAAGGATGATTAATGGCATTAATTACAGGTAAAGAAGTAAAAAAGGGTCCTAAGCAGATCCCTGCAAATCAAAAGCTTTGGAACATGCTTACTACTCAAGCGCGCTCTAAGTTCCGCACATACCCTTCTCCTGC